TATCACCGACCTGGGAAGCTATGCTTTCCAGAACTGCCAAGCCCTGAAGAGCGTAGAGCTGCCCAAAATCAGTTCTATGTCGTGGAATTGTTTCTACAACTGCTCTTCGATTACCACGGTGAAGCTGGGCGACAAGATAAGATACATCCCAAGCGATGCATTCAACAGCTGCTCGAGTCTGGAAGAAGTGGTCTTGGGCAGCTCGGTACGCGAACTGGGCAGCTACTGTTTCTACATCAGCTCAGGCAGCCTCAAGCGCGTCTACCTCGCCGCTCCTAAGGGGGATAAAACGAAACGTATAAAAGTGGAGTGAGACAGAAATCGGGGAAAGCGTTGATTTACAAAGGGTTTGAGGATACTGGGCGAAATGAGATGGAAAAACGAAACGTTACATTCGCTTTACATTTGCTTTACGTTTGGGCTCGATTTGAACGGTGTTTGAAGGGTATTGCTTTACATCGGGGCTGAGAATGTTATGTTTTGGGCTGTCCTGACGGCTGTGTGGGGCATTTCGTGGGCTTCTGGACGCGTATGGCTGCTCATGTGGGTGCTTTATCGTCTGGACATGGAAAAGGGCGCTGATGGGGCTTAAAACGGCTTGTTTGGGTGGTGATTGAACGAAGGAGGGTGTGGCTGCGGCCATGCCTTTTATTTTGCTTGTTTCTTGCTTTTTATGCTTGTAAATTCTTCCAAATAGTTATTATTTGGTATATTTGCAAGCGAAAACGAATATTTTAGGGAACAGAAAGGAATGGTTATGACAAAGGTTATACATGTGCATTTGATACATGGGCGGAAGAACTACTACTTCGGCTCAATATCGGCGATTTATACGGTTTTGACAGAGGATGAGGTGGGTATAAAGAAAAGCTCGCTGCTGCACGCTGGACTGGCTGATGGAGGCGTTATACTCAATAAAAAGGCTATGATCCGGCAGGGAGAGCTGATAAGAGGACCCAGAGCGGACAAAGAGAAGGAATAAGGATGGCTTAAACGGCTAAAACGCTGATATAACGGCATTTGAACGGCTTGAACACTGATTTGAACAGTGGTCAAGCCGTTTTTGCGTTCTGACTGCTCCTGAGAGGGGCGTAAAATGGCGTTTTTCGGGTTTGGGGTGACACTTGGGGTGACGTTTGGTGTGACATGGAAAAACGAAATGTTCAACTTGGTGTGACATTTGGTGTGACACTTTTAACATAGGATACAAGGGATAGACCCCCTATATAACTCCGAATAAATTGTGATTGATGTCATTTTCGGGCGTTTAGGGGGTGGGGATAATCCCACGTTTTGACATGTTATAAACCTTTGTGGAATGTCGGGAACGCCCTGTTTATCGGGGTTTTGGCTGCTTTGCTACACTATTATACCTATGTATGTGCGTGCGCGACACGGTTTGCGGTGTGGAGCGTGTGCGTGATGCGTGTGACGTGAGTATCAGACGAGGCGGACGAGTCCGACGATGATGCTCAGGCTGCGTATGTCGTCGCGTGGGAGGAGAAAAGGGTGATGAACACTGCTGTTTTCCGACACGCATAGAATGCTGTCGGCATGATCTACGCTTTCCTGCACGCGTTTAACGAGTACCCCCTGGCTCGTTTCGAGGACATAGACGGTACCCCATTGGAAGAAGCGGATGTCTGTGATTTTGCGACAAGCGAGGAGGTCGCCACTATAATATAGCGGCACCATGGAGTCGCCAGACACCCGGATAAGGAAGTTTGCCCCTTTGTTCTCGAACTCTGGTATGACATAGCGCTCGCAGTCCTCCAGGCGTACCCCACCGCCACTTTCGGCAGGAAAACCGGCGACTGCATCGAGCGGTATGAGTGGGATGCCCTCGCTGCTGCCGTGTGGAGCATGGCGAGCTATCTCAACAGTGCGCTTAGAAGTCGGCGCATTATTATTTTCTGTTTCCTGAAGCATTGCTCCCTCACCAGTGAGCAGCCATTTAGCATCAATATTGAATTGTAATACAATATTCTGTATTGCAGAAGTACCAACACTACTTCGCCCTTTGGAGATTTCTGTGACCATAGAGGCGCTAATACCTAACTTTGCGGCAAAATCACGTTTGTCGCTTACTTTTTTATCTCTTAAAAGTGTCTCGTATGCCTCTATAAAACGGGCGGAGACGTCGTTTTTTGCTTCCATAATACAGAATATTGAATTTTTTAGCCCGAAAAATTTGGTAGTTAATACAGAATACTGTATCTTTGCAGCGTGTTTAAGAATAAACGCGCGGCCAAAGATAGTGAAAAAGGCCGAGAATTACAAATTTTAGCAATTAAAGAATATGAACGATACAGAAATAAAGGAGTGGCAGACGCAGAGCGTGAAGCACAAGGTGGCAATGGTCTTGATAATGGATGGTGTTAGTTTCAGCTACACTGAAGAGGACGGCATCGTATTTACAGCACCAGAATGTTATGTGGCGAGATTGATAAGACGGCTGATGTCCTGCTACGGATGTAGCGTAAGACCGAATATAAACGAGGTAAAATGATTGCAGGATAACACGAAGGCCCTGGGTGCTGCACTGGATAGTCAGCCACCGCACTGGATAGTCGGCAGGGCCGGCCTCGGATGACGGCGGGAAAGACCGCAGGAGTGGCAGGTTTGCCATGCGCTGGATAGCCATGTGGGGTTCGACTCCCCTACACTCCACGAACAAAAGTAATAACGAACTAAAAACAGAGGACAATGAAAAGAGTGATAACAGTAACCCGCTCCCAGCGGGAATTTTTGGCAAAGGCCTTCGGCGTGACGAAGGAGATGGTGAGCTACGCATTGAACTTTCACCCGGTGAAGGGTCAGAGCGACCTGGCAAAGAAGATACGCTGCCTTGCTGTTCAGCGTGGCGGTTTTGAGTTGGTGACGGCTCCTGCGAGCGAGGTGGTGCATGACGCAGACAACATGATGCGCCAGCACTTCGAGAACGGCTGGATGTGGGAAGGCGACAAGAACACGGGCGTACTGGAGTTGAAGGACGAGAAAGGCGACGTGGTGGAACGCATCGAGAACGCCGGGTTTACAGACATCAAGACCGTGCAGGAGAAGGTGGAAGCCATGTGCTGCGCCACTATGTAAGGAGAGAACCGCAAGAAGGAAAACAAAGACAAAAGGAAATGGAGTACTACAACAAGATATTGTGCGTGACGTTTGCCGAGCTGACCGGTGGTGTTGAGCCGGTGATGAAGGCGAGCACCTTGCGTCAGAACGTATGCAGGAGCAACATTGCTTGTGCGAGGCGTGGCGGCGGCGAGGGGACTCAGGCACTGTATGTGTGGAGCAGTATTCCGGAGAAGTACAGACGGCGGTTTGTGGCGACATACGGCGACCCAGAAGAAAAGATGCGAGAGGCTATGACGAAGGCGAGCATAAAGATAGATGCGAAGGCGCGTGAGTATTACGAAGCCTACACCTATATGGACAAGGACGGGCAGGAGCGCCACCTGACGGAGAAGATGATAGAGGAATATACCATCAACGCCTCGGTGCTTGGCGAGCTGGAGAAGATGGCGGCAAGACGCCAGGCCATCCGCAGCAGTCTGAACGCTCCGATGTCGGGTGCGTGGGACTTGATACTTGACAGTTCGGAACGTATGCGCGAGAGCTACGGACACACGCTCCCGGGCACATTGGCGCGACTGAAGACGCGACTGAAGGCTTGGAAGTCCGATGGTTACCAGAGCGTGGTGAGCGGCAAGCTGGGCAACTCTTCGGCACTGAAGATAACCGGTGACTTTCTGAAACTGATTGTGGCTTTGAAGCGCAGCAAGGTGCCGGTGTACACCGACGCGCAGCTGTTTGAAAAGGCGAACGAGACAGCTGAGGAAAGAGGCTGGAAGCCGATAAGAAGCCTGAGCGGTATGAAGAAATGGCTGAACAGCCCTGCGGTGGAGCCTTTATGGTATGACGCCATATATGGCGAGCAGGCTGCGCGTCAGCGTTACGGCAGAAAGCACAAGACGGCACTTCCGACACGCAGGGACACGCTGTGGTATGGTGACGGCACGAAGCTGAACCTTTACTATAGGGACGAGCAGGGCAAGGTGCGGACGACCCAGGTGTATGAGGTGATCGATGCGATGAGCGAGGTGCTTCTGGGCTACTGCATCAGTGACACTGAGGACTATGAGGCCCAATACCACGCCTACCGCATGGCAATCCAGAAGAGCGGCCATAAGCCTTATGAGATTGTTTATGACAACCAGGGCGGCCACAAGAAGCTGGACTCGGACGGTTTTATAGGGAAGATTTGCCGCGTACACAGACCGACACAGCCCTACAACGGCGAGTCGAAGACGATAGAGAGCGTGTTCGGACGGTTTCAGGCTCAGGTGCTGCACAAGGACTGGCGCTTCACGGGTCAGAACGTGACGGCGAAGAAGGCGTCGAGCCGCCCGAACGTTGAGTTTATCGAAGCCAACAAGGACAGTCTGTACACTCTGGAGGAACTGAAAGATGCCTATGCCACAGCCCGTAAGGAATGGAACGAGGGTGTGCACCCTGCCACCGGCGAGCGTAGGATAGACATGTATGAGAAGAGCGTGAACGAGGAGACCCAGGAAGTGACGCTGCACGACATGGTGGACATGTTCTGGGTGTTTACGAAACGCATGGCGACGTTCACGGACCAGGGGCTGCAGGTGACGATCAAAGGCGAGAAGCGGCAGTACGAAGTGTGCTCTTCGCCCGGCGTACCCGACCACGAGTGGCGAAGGAAACACACCTACGAACGTTTCATCGTGGCTTACGACCCTTACGACTTTGCGAGCATCAGACTCTATACAAAAGGCACAGACGGCTCGCTGCGCTTTGAGCGGACGGCAGAACCCTACATACTGATACACCGCGCCCTGCAAGACCAGCAGGGGACGGACGATGCGAAGTTTATCCGTCAGGAGCAGGAAGCCAACCTCCAGGACCGCATAGAGCGGACGGTGGCCGGTCGGACAATAGCCGCCGAGCATGGCACGGACGCAGAGCAGCAGGGTCTGCACAGTCCGAAGCTGAAGGGCACGACGGCAGCCGTGCAGCGGCAGATAGACCACCGAATGGAGCGTTACTCGCAGCCGCCTGAGCAGTACCAGCTGGGAAGACACACGAAATCGCTGAGCCTTGACGACTGGCTGGACGTGATGGAGGGCGGTGATGACGGCGACACGCCGAGAATACCGCTTCCGATGGAGAAGAAGATTGCATCAAAACTGTAGAATCAATAAAAACAAACGATATGAACGAGAAACAGAAAGAACAGATACGCGAGGCCCTGCGCCTCTATGTGATGAAATATCCGAGCCAAAACAAGGCTGCAGCCAGTCTGGACGGTACGAGTGCGGGAACGGTAAGCTCGGTGCTGAGCGGCAAGTGGGAGAACATCAGCGACGACATGTGGCGAAAGATAGCCTCGCAGGTGGGAACAGCCATCCCTGGTGCCTGGCAGATGGTGGAGACCACGGCAGCAAAGGAGATGGCCTATGCGATGACTGACGCCCAGGAATGGAAGAACGTGACCTGGGTGGTGGGCGAAGCCGGATGCGGCAAGACCACGGCAGCGCGGCTTTACGAGCGTGAGCACAGCGGAGCCTACTATATTCTGTGCTCGGAAGACATGAAGCGGAGCGACTTTATCCGCGACATTGCGAAGAAGATAGGTCTGAGGACTGACGGCATGACGATAAGAGACATGCTTGACGCAATCATCGGCGCGCTGATACAGACGGAGAACCCGGTGCTGCTGTTCGATGAAGCTGACAAGCTGACGGAAAGGGTGTTCCACTACTTCATAGACCTGTATAACAGGCTTGAGGACAAATGCGGCATCGTGTTTTTCTCTACCTCTTATATCAAGCGCAGGATGAAGATGGGACTGCGTTATGACAAGAAAGGCTATAACGAGATACACTCCAGGATAGGACGCAAGTTCTTCGAGCTGGAGCAGACAAGTCCGCAGGACGTTTATGCGATCTGCGTGGCGAACGGGCTGACCGACCGCAAGAAGATAGCTGAGGTGGTGAAGGACGCTGAGCAGTATGACTTCGACCTGCGGAGGGTGAAGAAAGGTGTACACAGAGTGAAGCAGATGGACGCTTGAACGGTGTTCAAATAACATTCAAACGATATGAAAAGAGCGATAAGCGTGAGCGAGCTGCTTGCGATGAAGAAGCAGACCTACAAGCTGAGCGACGAGTGGCGCGAGGCGTTCGGCGAGCCTGAGCGGAACGGTGTGTGGTTCGTGTGGGGACGAAGCGGAAGCGGCAAGACGAGTTTCGTGCTGAAGCTGTGCAAGGAGCTATGCCGATTCGGGCGAGTGGCTTATGACAGTCTGGAGGAAGGTTCGAGTCTGACGATGAAGAACGCCTTTATACGAGCCGGGATGCAGGACGTGGCACGCCGAATGGTGCTGCTGGATGCCGAGAGCATGGAGGACCTTGACAAGCGGCTGTCTAAAAGGAAAAGCCCCGACACGGTGGTGATAGACTCCTACCAGTATACGGGCATGAGCTTTGAGGACTATCTGGCTTTCAAGGCACGGCATCCCAACAAGCTGCTCGTCATCATCAGCCAAGCCGAGGGCACACGCCCGAAGGGGCGTACAGCGGTGAGCGTGATGTTTGACGCCTCGCTGAAGATATGGGTGGAGGGATATAGAGCCATATCGAAGGGGCGATATTTCGGGGACAAGGGCTACTACACCATCTGGGCGGAGCGAGCTGAAGAATATTGGACCAATAACGACAAGAAGCAATGAGTAAGGACATGAACGACTACCGGCAGGGTGACACGATATATATCCTGCTGAAGAAGAGCCAGGCGGAGAGCGTGATGAACGAATGGCTGGAGGGTAACTGGCAATGTGACCTGACGGCACACCGCAGCCAGAAGAACAAAGGGTGTGTGGTGCTGGAAACTACCGACCTGATGTTTGCGGCACGGATTATCCAGTGGCACACTTATGAGAAAGTAACATATAAACGCGAGAAACAATGAGCAGTAAGCATCGAATGATATGGCTGACGCCACCAGTTTACGGCAGCAAGGAAGAACGTATCGAGAGCCGAGGATATACTTGCGAATACTGTCATGGTCAGGGTGGTTTTTTAGGCGACCGGAACAGCCCGAACGACAGCGAATGGAAAATCTGCCCCGTGTGTGAGGGCAGCGGCAAGATGGATGCCGAAGTGACCATCAAGTGGAAACCAAGTAAAACGGAAAAGAAATGATATATATTGGGATATTGACCGTAACGACGAATGTCTATGGTTCGCGCAGGATTTTACGCTTCGGCATTGTTCTTGACAAGAAGCGGAAAGGCATAGAGGATAAAATAAAAGAGACGTACCGCAAGAAGTTTGAGGAAAAGATGCAGGAAGTCGGTCTTCCAGCATCGGCTTGCAAATTGTCTTTTAGGTTTGAAACGACACTGCTTGCAGATATAGACTTTGCATTTTTTGAAGATAAAGCAACTGTAAATCCAATAAACATCAATGAAAATGGAAATACTGACAAACATTAAAATGTGGCTTAGCGCAAAGCGCAAGGCCCATAGAGAAAGAAAGGCTGCACAGAAGGCTGCTGCCTTAGTGAGAGAGAGCGAAGCGATAGTTCAGGCTCGCGAGTTTAGCGGTGAGGTGTATGTGTGTTTCAACAACGTGCCTATACTGCCAGCTGACGGGCTGACCTGGGACGTGCCGACGACACTTGCCGTGGCGAGAGAGGCGTGGCTGAAATGGAAAGAGAAGGAGGCTGAGCATGAACCACGTCGATAACTACGGGAAGTTCTACAAGCTGCTGAAGCTGCTTCCCGGCGCAGACAAGGAGACCTTGGTGCGGCAGTTTACCAACGAGAGAACCGAGCACCTACGGCAGATGACCCAGGCGGAGTATGAAGTGATGTGCAAGGAAATGGAACGTGTGGCGGGCTACGACGAACGACGTGCCGCTCTGCTGAAGGAGAAGCGCAAGGCGCGTAGCGGCGTGCTGCACCAGATGCAGCTGTGGGGTGTGAACACGGCAGACTGGCAAGCCGTGGACCGCTTCTGCGAGGACAAACGGATAGCGGGCAAGGCTTTCCGCTTCCTGGACAGCGTGGAACTGTCAGACCTGAACACGAAACTGCGTGCCATGAACCGCAAGAAGAAAGAAAACGAGTAATGAACCCATAAAAAGAAAAGACAATGGAAACAAAGAACGAGACAGTGGACCCCTTGAAGGGTATGACAAAGGAGCAGCGTGCCGAACTGTTAGCACGGCTGCAGACCGAGGCTAAGAACGACCGCATGGCGAAGCGCGAGAGCTACGAGGCGCTGCGTGGGCAGTTTATGCATGACGTGCTGGGCAGAGTGGAGAACTTGGAGAGTGAGGTTTCGGGCTTCAAGAAATGGCTTGACGACGAGGTGACAGCTTTCACGAAACTCATGCGCGAGTATGGCGCCGTGAAGAACGAGAGCCAGCAGAGCTACACGATCACTGACGGAGACTTCAAACTTGAGGTGAAGTTTAACAAGGTGAAGGGCTTTGACGAGCGTGCAGACCTTGCGGCCGAGCGCCTTGTGGACTACCTGAAACGCTACATGGAGGCGAGCGAGA